AGGCAGGCATGAGCGGGGAATTCGCCGCCTTCCGGCCCCACTACGCCGAGATGCGCCGCCGGCTGGCGCAGACGGTGATTGCCGTTCTCCTCTGCAGCACCGTTGCCTATGTCTGCAAGGACACGCTCACCGCCTGGTGCATGCAGCCGATCCGGCAGGTCTTTCCGGAGATGGGCCAGCTCGTCTACACCAGCCTGCCCGAGGCATTGGTCAGCTACCTGAAGCTGGCGCTCATTGTGGGGCTGATGGTCAGTTTTCCCTATCTCCTGGCCCAGATCTGGCTCTTTGTGGCCCCGGCCCTGCTGAAACGGGAAAGGCTCCTCGTGCTCAAGGTGCTGCCCCTGGCCACGCTGCTCTTTGTGGGCGGGGCGGCCTTTGCCTTTTTTGTGGCCCTGCCGCAGATGCTCCGCTACTTCATGAGCTATGCCGGGCCCGAGCTCATGCCCATGCTCAGGATGGGCCAGTACCTCACCTTCATTGCCCGTATGACCCTGGCCTTTGCTCTGGCCTTTGAAATCCCCTTCCTCATGGTGGTGACCGTACGCACGGGCCTGACCCGCCGTGACCATTTCAGCACCCGGCGGCTCTGGTTCTACGGCGCCATCGCCGTGCTGGCCTTTCTCCTGGCTGCCGGCGATCTGACCGCCACCGTGCTGCTGGCCGTCCCCCTGTGCCTGCTCTACGAATGCGGCATACTGGCCTGCCGGCTCTTTGGCGGTAAAAAGGACAAGACCTGAAATCTGAACGACGCGGCGGCTGCAGGCCAAATCCTGCTGCAGGAGCGCCCCCGACGGGGGGCGAAGCGCGAAGTGGTGGCGCTTTCTTGTTGCAAAAATCCGGAAAGTATGCCATTTTGGACGCCGTTTCCTGCGCCCTGGCCGGGGGCAGGATGCAGTGCTTTTCGGAACGTAGCGCAGACTGGTAGCGCACCTGAATGGGGTTCAGGGGGTCGGAGGTTCAAATCCTCTCGTTCCGACCAGTAAAATCAAGGGTTTGCGAGCTTTTGTTCGCAAACCCTTTTTGTTTGGGCTAACCTTCGCACGACACAGGCCAGCCCCTTCAGGGCCTGCAATGGCGCCTGGCTGTACGTGTCAGGGGGTAGTTGATTCAGAACCTGGGTTTTATGGGGATGTGTGGGTTAAATGGGTGGGGAATGATTTGAAATGCTTAGAGAAAAAGCAAAAAAGGCTCAAAAAAACGGAAAAAAACAACTTGCGCGAGATTTAGAACCTAAATGACAAATTCGAGTGCAACTTGCGCTTGATTTAGAACCTCCTGTTCGGGAGGTTTTTTTATTCCGGAACGAATGTCCGGCAGAAGAGTTTGCCAAAAAATTCAAGATGAGAAAAACGACAAAAACGAAGATCTTTTTCACGTAAAACGAGAAATTATTTTGCTGAAAGTGCTTTTTTAAGACTGGCGACGTAGCTGTAGACTTTTTTAATTGCTTCAAGATCGGACAGGTTTTTGGTAGACTCAACACCGAAGTTGGTTCGCATATAATTTTTAACCTTTTCCTCTATTGGGAGCTTGCGCATATTTACCCTAATATATGTGAGCTTTCTTTTTTTTGATTCTTCGTAATCTTTGCTTTCTACCGATGCAGTATTGTTCAAGCGGCCTATCCATGCTAGAAGATAGGCCTCGCCTTTAGAAAACTTGTCTCTGGGAAGCATACGCATTGAGCCTATACCCATCGCCTTGTTAAAGGCTGCCCAGACACGCTGATGTGTTGCAGGATTCCTCTTAGCTATCTGTTCCAGTCGGATAATTTCATCTTTCAGATCGTGTAAGCGTCGCACTTGCTGTTCTGTGATGTGCTTCTCACCAGGCTTCGGTTCGGCCTTCTGTTTAACTACATATCTTTCGGTGACAACCATTGAGTTGCCATTACCGACAATGTTGTGATCTCCTGAAACAGTAATCTCTCCACCGTTGTTTTTCTTTTTCCCTGCCTGCTCAAGAATTTTTTTGACTTCCTCTTTCTTGTCGTCGTTCATGGTTCTCTCCTTTATGCGGCAAGTTTTATCAGATTGAGCATTACGGAGCGTTCTATTTTGGGCTCAGGCTTATCAGCTACTAGTTCATACAGAGCACAGGCCAACCTGGCCTTTTTTTCCGGGGGCAGAGTGAGCCCTGATTCTTCCAGGTGCTCTTCTATGGCTTCCAGTATCTGGGCGAGTAAAGAAAAACTCAGCTCACCGGACGTATCAACACCATTTATGGTCTGCGGACCGCTCCCAGTTAATAACCATGTTGGATTAATATTCTTGGATACGGACAAAATACTGCAAAGATCCTCTTGGTTTGGCAGTTGATCTCCTCTCTCCCAGCGGCCCAGCGTGTTGCTGTGAACATTGATCGCTGCAGCAAACTGCTTTTGAGAGCGGTCACCTCGGACGATTTTTAATCTATCACTAAATTTTTTGTTCATTGTCGGTTCCCAAAAAACAAAAATGTTTTAGGAACTTGGTTGTCTCGAAACTATAATTGGTTCTCAAAAGCATAAACTGGCGAAATATCGATAAAAAAGAACCAAAAAAGAAATTTAAAGCCAGAAACAAATTTTTTTCTTTTAGGAACCACCATTTTTTGTTTGCATAACCAAATATGGTTTATTATCATCTAATCATGAACAGTAATGAGCCCCCAAAAAATCCCGCAGAGCGAAAAGCCTGGATCAAGTACCAGCTTGACCTGCGGGGGTTGAACTTTGCCAGCTTGGCCCGGCAGCATGGATTAACGCGTACCTGCGTAATCGGTGCACTGTATGGCCCCTATCCACGAATGGAAAGGATTATCGCAGAGGCCATAGGGGTGGAGCCGTCAACCCTGTGGCCTGAGCGATATGCCAATGATGTACAAACTACACGCAGGCGGAGCAAGAGGCAATGACAAAAAGCAAGGAAAAATTCGTCAATACCCGCCAATACCGGCTGCTCGATCTGCTGAAGGAAGATCAGCGGGCGAGACAGCGCACGGCCCCTGGGCGGATGAATATAGGCAGCAAGCTGGTGGCTGCGATGCGTGCTGCTATAAGGCAGGCCCCAAAAAGCCGCGAAGTTATTGCGGAAGAGATGAGTGAGCTGACCGGGTGCAATATTTCTGTGCATCAGGTGAACAACTGGACGGCAGAAAGCCATCCGCACCGCATTCCTGGTGAGTGGGTGCCAGCATTTTGTGAGGCGACTCAAGATTTTGAGCCGATGCGGCTGTTGGCGGAAACAGCCGGGGTCTACACCTTGCCTGGGCCGGATGCTTTAAGGGCAGAAATTCGAAAGCTTGACGAAGATGCCAGGAGCATCAGGAACGAGAAACGCAAGCGCGAGCTTTTTCTTAAGGAGATAGAGCGATGAAGACTGGTGTGAGGCGCGTGACCACCAAGGACGTCGCCGAGGCCCTTGGGATAAGCCCTAGGGCAGTAACGAAAAGAGCTGCAAAGTCTGAATGGGTTGCACTCGGCGAGCGCCTGCGTGGTGGGGGTCATGTCTATGATGCCGACGCCCTGCCCTTGAGCGAGACAGATCGCAAGAAAATAAATGGCTGGCTGCAGAAACGCTTTCTCGCGGCTGCACTGAAAGCCGGTGGCGGCAATGGCAATAATCTGTCTGCTCCGTTGAAATCTACCTGCAAAACTGTGGCAGACAAAAAAGATGAGCCTATGGAGTTGACCGCGCTCAAGGGCTGGCAGCGCAGGATTTTTGACGCCCGCCTGGCGCTTTTTCGTGAGTTCGAGCACCTGCAGCGGATGCTCGGTACCAACAAAGCTGTGACCGTGCTGGTTAGTATGGCCAGCGATGGCACCTTGCCGGAACCTTTGCAGCGCTGCGTGACAGAAGCCAACGCCCGTCCCGGCCAAGGGCGCACACTCTCCAGGTCCATGATTCTGGGATGGCAGCGGGCAGTGCGGCAGGGCGGGGTGGGCGTTCTGGCGCCCAAGGCCACGGAGCGGACGGACGAGCCGCCGTGGGCCCAGTATTTCCTGCCCTGCTACCAGCAGCCGGGCAATCCCAGCATCCCCCAGGCGATGGAGGAAATGGCCAGGCTGCTCCCACCAAACATATCCATGCCCACTTACCACCAGGTGCTGCGCTGGCACAACAAGCGCTCCCGCCTGCTCAGGGAAAAGGGCCGCAAGACCGGCAGCGCGTACCAAGCGCTCAAGGCCTTCCGCCGCCGGGACACCAGCGGCTACAGGCCGCTCACAGTGGGTCAGTGCGACGGCCATTCCTGGAAGGGCTATGTGGCGCATCCGGTAACGGGCTTGCCCTTCCATCCCGAGGTGTGCGCGGTTCTGGACTGTGCTACCCGCTTTGCCGTGGGCTGGTCTGCCGGTCTGGCGGAAAGCGCGCTCACCGTGGCGGCGGCGGTGCGCAACGCGGCTGAAGTTTCGGAAAAAAAGCCTTTTGGCGGCATCTTTGACATCATCTACTGCGACAATGGCGCGGGCAACACGGCCAGACAGAACATAAATGACGAGACTGGCCTGTTCACGCGGATCGGCACCACCATCGCCACGGGCCGGCCTGGCAATCCCCAGGGACGCGGGCTGATTGAGCGCAGCAATCAGAGCATCTGGATTTACGCGGCGCGGCAGCTTCCGGCCTTCACCGGCCAGAGTATGGACAAAGGCGCCAGACGCAACATGTATCTGGCCATCCAGAAAGACTTCCGCCAGAAGCATGAGAGCGAGCTGATCCCCAGTTGGCGGCAATTCCAGGCGCTCTGTCAGGAAGCGGTGGACGCCTACAACGACCGGCCGCACAGCGCACTGCCGAAGATCACGGACAAGGACGGCAAGCGGCGTCACATGACCCCGCGTGAATGCTGGGCCTGGCATATCGCGGATGGCTGGGACATGGCGGAACACCAGTTCACGCCAGCGGAGATTGAATGCCTCTGGCTGCCCCGGGAAAAGCGCCGGGTGCGGCGGGCCAGCGTGCAACTGGGCGCTAACTGGTACGTGAACGGCCGCCTGGCCCACTATGACGGGCTGGACGTGCAGGTGGCCTACTATCCCACGGACGCGAGCCGGGTGCAGGTGTGGAACGAGGCCGGGCAACTGATCTGCCATGCCGAGCTGGACAAGAATCTGACCGATATGTTCCCGGCCAGCATGGTGGAAAGGGCTGCCAAAGAGCGGATGCAGCGGCGTGCGGCTCTCAAGGAGCAGCAGCTGCAGGCAATTATGGATGAAGCCCGGGGTGTGATTGAGATTGGGGCGAAAGCGCCCTGCAAGGTTATCTCCTTTGACCAGACCCAGCGGGAGCGGGTGGCGGCGGCAAGAGCGGAGTTGGCGGCGCGGGAGGCTGAGCGTCCGTTTACGCTCCCGGACAACGACCGGGACATGGTGCGGCTGTGGCACAAATTGGATCGGCGGGTGGCGGCAGGCGCGGAACTCGCGGGGCGGGAGTTGCAGTTTTACGAGAATTTTCCGCAGTCCGAGGTGTTTCAGGCCTTCCAGGAAGTGGAGCGGGATCTTGGCTTGAAGCAGGCATAAACAGAAGCGCGGGCGGCCCTGGTGGCACAGGAACGCCCGCAAAAGTCAAAATGACGAAGAGTAGAAGGAGAATACCAGAATGGAGCAGAAAAGCAAGAACCCTGAATACCAAACCGTAGCGCCCTTGGCGAATGTGTCGCTCGCGGCGGCGGCGGTTGATCGGGCGCTGGGCAGGCCGCAGCATCTGCCGGGCATGGTGTGCCTGTACGGCCCTGCGGGCTGGGGCAAATCTCGGGCCGCCACCTATGTGGCCCTGAAATACAGGGGTTACTACATCCAGTGCCAGGAGACCTGGACCACCCGGGCCATCCTGCACTACATCCTGCAGACCATGGGCATTCCACCCAGACAGCGAGTCTGGGAAATGGCTGAGCAGGTGTGTGAGCAGCTTGCCAGGAGCGGCAGACCCCTGATTGTCGATGAGCTGGACAAGCTGGTGCAGAAGAAAAGCGTGGAGCTCATCCGGGACCTGTACGAGGGCTCTGGCGCGGCCATCCTGCTCATCGGCGAACAGCAAATTCCGGACAAATTGGCGAGATGGGAGCGCTTTCACCGCCGCGTGCTGGAATGGGTGGCGACCGTGCCCACGGACATTGAAGACGCCCGCCATCTGGCCCGGCTCTACCATCCCGGCGTAGAGCTGGCAGACGATCTCCTGGCGAAGATCTGCGAGGTCAGCGGCGGCAGCGCGGGTCGGGTGTGTCTGAATCTGGCGGCTGCGGCGAAGCTGGCCCAGGCCACGGGCATAAAACAGATCGGCCTGGCCGACTGGGGCAAGCGGCCCTTCTTTGAAACGGACAAACAGGGAGGATTCTGGCATGGGGCGTAAGCCAATGGATCAACTTGGGCCGCTGCACACGCGGCAGGCCCTGTGGGATGCCATCCGGGAAGTCGCTCACGAGCGGGGCCGGTTCACGGTACCGGAAATCACGGAACGGACGCTTCTTGGTGTGGACACGGCCCGTTCCTATGTGCGCGGCCTGGTCGCTGCCGGAATTGTGCGACAGGCAGCGGCGGGTGGGCGAATAGGCGAGGCAACGCAGTGGGAACTGGTGCGGGACGCAGGCGCGGAAGCGCCCCGTCTGCGCGAGGACGGCAGCCCGGTGATCCAGGGCCAGGGCCGGGAAAACATGTGGCTGGCCATGAAAATCATGCACGACTTCAGCCCCCGCGAGTTGGCGGTGGCAGCCACCATGCCCGATTGCCAGGTGCGGGAAACAACGGCTGCCGAATACCTGCTCTACCTGCATCGGGCGGGCTATCTGGCCAGGCAGAATGGTCGTTATCGGCTTTTGCCGGGCGCATGGACCGGCCCGTTCGCGCCCATGATCCAGCGCACCAAGCGGGTGTGGGATCCGAATCTGAAAGAAATCCGCTGGACGAGCGAGGAGGAAAGCCATGACGAATGAGCGCAAGCAGCAATTTCCGAACATCTGGATGCAGGTGAAGGATGGCAAGGTGAAATGGGATGCGCGTTGCCCTAACCGGGGTTGCAGCAGCGAGTACACAGACTGGAACGCGCAAGGCGAGTGCGTGTTCAGGGGCCAGTTCAATCACTGCCTGTGCTCGGCGGCTGTGAACGATGCGTTCAGGAATCTGGCGGAACGCGCCCGGCGGCGAGTGAGATAGGAGGAAAGCCATGACAAACGAAGACCGAATGGAGCTGCTCAAGCAGGCGGTTGCCGACAGCGGCAGCCAGAGCAAGGTAGCGAAGATTCTGGGCTACTCTGCGGCCACGGTTTCGCAGGTGCTTAAACGCAATTATGGGGGGCAGTTGGACGTGTTTCTAAAGCGGGTTGAAGAATGCTTTGACGCCCGCGAAATCGCCTGCCCCATGCTGGGGAGCATCCCTTTCCCGGACTGTGTGACCGAGCGGCGCAAACCCTTCTGTACCGCCAATCCACACCAGGTGCGGATGTATCAGACTTGTCGAAAATGCCCATACAACACAGATGACCACTCAGATGAATAAGGAGGAAACCATGAACAGAACTATTGACGAAATGTTCCAGAACATCGGCAGACTGGAAGAGAGATTACACAAGCTCGATGGCGCATCCGAGGTCATGGATGCTGTAAGGCGGGTGCGCAAAACCGCCCTTGAGCTTCGGGACGAGATGACAGTGCCTGCCACTGCGCATCGCCGGCGTCAGTTGCGGTTGTTCGAACTCATGAATATGGCCAGTGATGCCATTGATGACGTGTTTCTTCAGGGCATTGACTCGACCGTGTCACGGGATCTGCTGGAAATGCTCTATGAATTGGTGTCGGAGCTTGAAGAGCATATCGACAGTATTACACCCACGGCTATTGTGGAGGGAGCGGCATGAGCAGGAAAAAGCCACAGAATCTCTATCCGGTTAAAGACCTGACTGAAGCCAATACCGTGCTGGCTGAGATCGGTGCGCTCAAACGACAGATTGAGCAGATCAATGCAGGGCTGGCTGACGATGTCGACCGGCTGAAGGCGGATGCTGGAGCCAAGGCCGCCCCGTTGGCGGCCAGGATGAGCTGTCTGGAAAACGGGCTGCTGGCCTTTGCCGAGTACAACAAGGATGAGCTGTTTGCCGGCCGCCGCAGTCGCGAGCTGACCTTCGGCACGCTGGGCTATCGCAGATCCAGCGAGATTGCCGCCCAGCCCAAACACACCATGGCCATGGTGCTGGGGAAGCTGGAAGAGCTTGGGTTTGAGGAGGCCATCCGCATCAACAAAAGCGTGAACAAAGACACCATGCGCACCTGGCCGGATGAACGGCTGGAGCTGGTCGGCGCACGCCGGGTGGAGAAGGACAGCTTTTGGTACGAGCTGAAGGAAGTGGAGGTAGAAGATGCTGCCGCGTGAGGAGCAGACGTGGCTCTGTGCGAGCTGTGGCAAATCGTCCGGAAACCGCAGTCTTTGCGCCTGTTGCGAGGAGCAGTTGAGCACAAAGGCTGTGAGCTGGGCAAACAACAAACAAGAGGGAAAAGATGATAAAGAGCGAGTTGTTGAAAGAGTGGCAGGAAGAGGCAAGCAAGTACATCCCCTGCGAGTTGAGCATGGTCAATCGTGATGCACTGCTGAACACCCTATGCAAGGTGATCGCGGATGAGCTGGCCAATGGTGGTGAAGTGTCGCTGCCGCACATCGGCAAGCTGAAGGTGCGTGATATGCCGGCCCGGGATGGCCGCAACCCCAGGACAGGTGAAGCAATTACCATTCCGGCAAAGAAAAAGGCAGTGCTGGTACCCAGCGCGGAGTTCAAGGCGGAACTCAGCGCCGTCTGACAAGCGAAACCCCGGCAATGCCGGGGTCAGCCGGAGGTGGCGCTCCGGCTCTGATGAGCAGCCACAGGAGAAACACATGACCAGCTTGACAAACGCAGCAGCAATCGGGTACGCTTGTCCCGTCTCTGGCAAAATCCAGAGATCGGGATTGGCGTCCCGAACCCCAAGGCGGACACGACCGCCTTTTCTTTACGATCTGGCGGCATTTTTGTGTCTACAGCATGGCGAAGCTCTATCCTTTGGGCGCGTTATGCAGGGAGTCTTCGGACTCGCCGGGCCTTGGGCCGGTACGCCAACCTGCATAATGCGCCCTTTTTCCGTTTTGGCGTCGGGAAAAGGGGATCCACCTATTACCCAAGGAGGTAAGCCATGAGCAACACCACTGTATTAATTCCCTTTCAGTTTCAATCCCACCAGATACGCGCCATTAAAGACGAGCACGGTGAGCCGTGGATTGTCGCCAAGGATGTGTGTGCAGTCTTGGACCTCGTCAACGTGAGCATGGCTCTATCTGCTTTAGATGACGATGAAAAAATGACCCTAACTAATAGTGAGGGTCATTCCGGCCAGCGCGGTGGCGCTCAGTTTTACAATGTGATCAATGAATCCGGCCTCTATGCTCTGATTTTCAAATCACGAAAACCAGAAGCACGCGCCTTCCGCAAATGGGTCACCTCGGAAGTCCTCCCGGCAATCCGCAAGACTGGGCAGTATCACCGGCAAACAGCTCCGGTCAGCCGTCCCGACGTTTCCTGGGAAGAGTATACCGGCCTGCTCAGGGACAAAATCACTCTGCTCGAGCTGCAACAACCGAAGCGCAGGCGTACCCCCAGGCCCTTTACCGAAGAAGATCAGGCGGAAATCCGCAGGCTCAGCGCCCTGGGCTATTCGTTCCGTGAAATCTGCGAGGCGGTTGACCGGTCCAGCGCCCTGGTGTCCATGACCCTGCGCAACCGTGGGGAGGTGGAGGCATGAGAACCGGGGATATGCCTACCGACCTGATTAATCAGGCGGCCGAGATGGTGGAGTTTCTGGCTCTCGCCCTGGCAGATGACACGGAGACGCAAAAGGAAATCCCGCGCCGCGCCCTGAACGGCTTCGGTTGGATCATGCAGGATATTCAGGAACGGCTTGAACTGGCGCTAACCCGGCTGTAGGCAGGTGCAAACCATGATCCATTAAACCGTTGAGCGAAACCCCGGCAATGCCGGGGTCAGCCGGAGGTGGCGCTCCGGCTCTGATGAGCAGCCACAGGGAAAAAACTATGAAACTCGTCTGTCCATGCTGTGGCGCAACCGCATCGGCTGAGTCCTGGGAGAATGACATGGAAGCCAGAAAGACCATGCAGGCCATCGTTTCGCTGCCGCATCAGGTGGCCACGGAGATTTTGGGTTACCTTGGCCTGTTCCGTCCGGCACAACGAGCGCTGAGCTGGAAGGCCGCGCTGAGAATCATGCAAGAGCTGAGCGTCCTCATCGACAGCGGCCAGGTGCGGGTGCAGGGCAAGCCACCCCGGCCATGTCCGCCGGAAATATGGGCTACGGGTATGCGGCAGATGGTTGCCCAGCGTGGCAGTATCAGCAGGCCGCTGCATAACCACAACTACCTGCGCCAGATCGTGTGGCAGTTGGCCGACAAACTCGATGCAGACCTGGAAGCACGGCATTGCCAGGAAGAGCGCAACGGCAATGCCCGTGCAGAACGCCAGATGGAACGGCAGGAAAACATAGAATTGACCGAGGCCGAGAAGCAGGCCCTCAAGCGGCTGGGAATGGAACAGGTGTTCCAGCGCCTGAAAGCAGCACAAACGAACAGGGGGAAATAGCCATGCCGCCGACCGCAGCGCAACGCGCCAAGATACACATCGCCATAGCAGAGCTGGGCTACAGCCGGGAGACCTACGAGGACATCCTGGCAATGAACTTCGGCGGCCGCACCAGCAGCACGCAATTGAGTCCCCGGGATGCGGAGAAACTGCTCGGTATTTTCCAGGCCAAAGGCTGGCGACCCCGGCGCCACAAAAACGGGGTCCCCATGCCGCAGGATGCCCAATCCCGCAAAATACTGGCGCTGTGGATCAATCTGCACCGCGCCGGCGTGGTTCGGGATGGCAGTAACCGGGCCCTGCGCCACTTTGTCAAGCGCATGTGCGGGATCGATCACCTGGCCTGGTGCGACAGTCAGCATAAATACCGGATTATAGAGGCCTTAAAGGATTGGGCCAAACGCGAGGAGGTGGACCTTGGCTGAGATCATAGACATACCTGCCGCATACAGACCAGGCATAGACGAGCTGCCCGGCGATCTCAGCCGGGTAGCGGCAGCGATAGAAGAGCACATCCCAGGGGACGGAGTGCGCCTGACCATGCTGCTGGCGCAGATATTCGGGGGGACTCCCGTGTATTTCCGCCGAATAGACAAGTGGTTGCGCATCATGCGCGATGACGCCATGCGGGCGCGCTACGATCTGGGCGATGTGAGCATGAAGGAACTGGCCTTGCTCTTTGGCGTATCACTGAGCACGGCAGAAAGGGTGCTGGCCAGGCCTTCCAGCCCGGCGGCGCAACAGGAAAAACAGGGGAAACTGTTTGGAGGGCAACAATGAAAAAGACAATGACAGCAGGACTTTTGGCACTGGGTTGTATGGCCTGTGCAGGGCCGAAAATCACCCCGCTCGATGTACAGATCGCCCAAACCCAGGCCGATACGGCACAGGCATGTTATGCGGCCGAGGCGGCCAGGGCTCAGGCCAGAACAGCGGTTCAGTACCCAGATGCGAGAGACGCGGCCCTGGTCATTATGGCTGAGGCGCTGGCCGGACGCGACAAAAGCGATCCATGTTCCAGTCGCGGCATGAATGTGTATGAATCGCGGGCGAAGATAGCGGAGACCCAAAATCAAGCGGCCGGCAGCATTACGCGCAGCGTGATCAGTGGGGCAATCATCGGTACAGGCATCGTAGCTGGAGCCGATGTCCTCAAAAGTGCCCTGAACAACGCAGGGCACAACATCACGACCACTGTCGGCGACCATGCTAACGCGCGGGTGGATAACAGTCAGCACACCACACAATCTGAGTCCACTGCCCTGGGCGACAACTCGCCATCTGTCTCGACGGCATCTCCGAGCACGACCCAGGACAACGTGACCACAACCACGGTGCACGAGGCCCCGGCTACACCGGCGCCGTAAGGGATACTACTGTAGATCGCGGTTTGCTCCCGGCATTGGCTGGGAGCAAATCAGGGCTTGCAGTTGCCGCAGGGC